CCCTTCATCAGCGGATGTCAAGTAAAGAATAAAAATTTTCTCAACTTTTTTCCCGCGTCCGGTTTCCTACGAGGCGCATGACGCCGCATCCATCTCTCGTAACAACGACTCCAGCTCATCCCGCAGGGCAAGCTCAATCTCGATCTGGTCATTGGAGTGAACTGTCACGCGATGAACGAGGTCCCGCGCCACATCCCCTGTAAGAGTCTCCAACTCGGCGTATTCCCTGTATTTGTCGATAAAGACGCTGCCACCATCGGCAGGACGCAGGGACAATTCCTCCAGCTCCGACATCCGTGCAGACAGGTCCTGTATCTGCGTCGTTATCCGTTGCTTGTGTGAGAGGTACAGGTCACGGTCAAGGCTGCCGTCAACCAGCCCTTCATACAAATCCTGCAAATCCTTCTCAAGCTGTTCCCTCCGGCTTTGGAGTGTGGCCAATTCCCGCCGCGCCCGTTTCTTTTCTGCCTGCAAGCGTTCCTTTTGCAGCGCCGCCAGATGCTCCAGACTGACCGCGTAGGCGGCATAGGTTCGAATCATGGCAACGACCAGCTCATTTATATCCGCTTGCAGAATACCGGATGGCGTACAGCCGTATCCATCTTCATACCACACTGTTCTGCAATGGTACTTGGCGTTTTTTGTGTTAGAAAGAGACATGGCGTATCCGCAGCAGCCGCAGACGATTTTCCCGCGCAGAGGATTTCTGTCGGAGTTTTCAGGGACATATTCTTTGTATTCCCGCATCCTCGCCTGTACGCTCTGAAAAAGCGCTTCGGTAACAATGCCCTCATGGGTATCGTCCACAATGATCCATGCGGACCGTCCATTTTTTACAGTGTGCCAATGGCCTACCATGTCCCGTTCACGTTTCCCGTAGACGCATTTGCCGATGTAGCGCTCGTCGCGGAACATCTTAAAGAGTATCCCAGGCGTCCAGATGTTTTCCTCATGGATACTCGGCCAGCGGTCGCGGGAACAGCCTGCGGCCCGTTTATACAGCATCGGTGTGTGGACGCCCTCGCGGTTCAGCGCGGCGGCGATTTTCGTCGGGTTTACTCCCTCCGCCATCATGGTGAATATCCGCCTTACGACCTCCGCCGCCTCATCATCTATGATGAGACGGTTTTTATCGTCAGGGTCTTTCACATATCCGTAAGGCGCAAAGGCGCTGAGAAAGAGGCCCTTCTCAGCCCTTTGTCGCTTGGCGCTTTTCACCTTTCGGGACAGTTCGCGGCTGTACAGGTCATAGATCAGCGTCTTGAAAGAGGTATCCAGACTGTCGATATCCTGGGGGCGGGAGTTGTCAAAGTTGTCATTGACGGCGATGAATCGGACGCCCAGGAACGGGAACACCCGACTGATGTAGTTGCCCACCACAAGATAATCACGCCCGAAACGGGAGAGGTCCTTCACCGTGATGCACTGTATCCGGCCCTGCTTTACCTGCTCCATCATGTCGATGAAGCCGGGGCGCTCGAAGTTTTTCCCACTCCATCCGTCGTCACAAAACTCCACGATCTCACAGCCGTCAAAGTCAGAGTTGCTGCTGATGAAGCTGCGCAGAAGGCCGCGCTGATTGGATATGCTCTCGGACTCCGCTTTTTTCGTGTCCTTCAGGTCGCCGTCCTCGCTGGACAGGCGGAGATACATGGCCACTCTCACACAGCCGCCCTCCCTTCAATGTAGCTTAAAATCGCCTCATATTCATCCCGATACCGGAAGCGGATATCTGCGTGTCTGTCCGCGTCCACATAGACGCGTGCAATGAGCACTCGGGCCATTTCCCCGGTCAGGGTATCAGTGGCCGCGAAGGACCCAAACTCCCGCAGAAAGCGGTTCTCCGGCGTGACAGAGCTGTTTTCCCGCTGCTCCTGTTCCAGAGAGGCAATGAGCGTTTCTGCTTTTTCAGCCTCCGCTTTGTACCTCGCTTTGAGCGTCATATACTCCTGCTCGGTCATAAGCTGCTCCACATAGTTCTGATACAGGCTGTCATACAGAGACTGGCTGCGTTTGAGGGTCAGACGGGCGGCGTCCAGCTTTGTCTGCGTATCTGAGCGTTTCTTCTGAAATGCGGGATTTGTGTTCAGCTTTCGGATGATGGCGTCCATGTCCGCCGCCAGCGCGATCTGCGCCTGAATTGCCGTAAGGATCATAGCGGTCAGTTCATCCTCCCGTATGCTCACAAAACCGCATCGGGCGGGGTCATCAGCATGACCGGGACAGATGTAGGTGTACCATAGTTTTTTGCCATGGCTTACATTCTTGTACCGCACCAGGGGCCGGTCGCATTTGGAACACCAGACAAGCCCTTGCAGGATGTTCTCGCTGTGCTCCAGATAGTCGAATTTGCCAAGCCGCTGATGGTATTCCTCCCGCTGCTGCCGGACGATGGCCTGCACCGTTTCAAAGGTCCGGGTATCCACAATAGGCGCATGGGTGTTCTCGACGATAATCCAGTCTTCCTCGGAAACACGGAACTGCCGCTTGCCTTCATAAAAGGACTGCTTCTTTCGTCCCTGTACCATGTGGCCTATGTACACCGGATGAGAAAGAATATTTTTTACTGTATGTGTGTACCAAAGAACGCCCCTGTACTTTTCCGTCCTGACCTCGCCGGTCTCATAGAGATAAGCGGAGGGCGACAGGATACCGGCGTCATTGAGCCGGCGCGCGATCTGCACGACGCTGACGCCCTCGGCGCGCCACGCGAAGATCTGCCGTACCACAGGGGCGGTCTCCTCATTGATGACCAGATGGTGCTTGTCCTCGGGGTCCTTCCGATACCCATACGGAGCCCAGGCCCCGATAAACTCGCCTCTGCGCTGCTTGGTCTCCAACGCGGAGGCAGATTTCTTGGAAATATCCTTGCTGTAAACCTCGTTTATGAGATTTTTCAGAGGCACGATATATCCGTCCTGGCTGCGCTCCGCCGTCAGGGTATCAAAGCTGTCATTGACGGCAATGAAGCGCACGCCGAGAAATGGGAAGATGCGCTCCAGATAGTTGCCGGTCTCCTTGTAATTCCGGCCAAAGCGGGAGAGGTCCTTGACCACAATGCAGTTGACCTCGCCTCTGCGTACAGCGTCCATCATGCGCTCAAACTGCGGGCGCTCGAAGTCGGTGCCTGTACGTCCGTTGTCACAGAACAGAGAGAGCAGTTCCATGTCCGGCTGGTTCTCAATATAGCCGGTGAGCAGGGCCTTTTGCCCTTCGATGGTATCCGCGCCGGGTTTGCCGCTGTCCTCTACAGAAAGGCGCACATAGGCGGCGGCCTTGTATATCTTCCTGACCGGCGCGGCGGCGTCCGCCTTTTGCGCCAGCGGATTTGTCTTTCGTTTTGTCCTTGCCAAAGTAATCCCCCATTCTTTTCTCCCCCATAAAGAATGGGGGATTATCGCATCAATCGCCGGTTGCCGCTTCAGCGGCGAGGCGATTGGCGATTTCAGGTATAGTGTGAGCATCACACTATACTGCCTCCCGAATCTGTGCATGGCGCAGCGCGTCAAGCTGCCATGTGAACTCATCCTGCCAGCGATAGATGATCTCCACCACGCTGTTGTCGTGTATGAGGATTTTATCAATCAGCGTGACGATGGCGGCGCGATCCAGCGCGGTAAGCCCCTGGTGCTTCTTGAATGCCTCCATCCATGTGTTTTCCGTACCACGCTCCTGGATGTCCGCCAGCTTTTCCCGCAGGGCGTCCATCTGTTTCTCTGTCTCAGCGGCGCGGGACGCAAAGCTCTGTTTGAGGCGGGTATATTCGTCCCGGTTAATGACGCCATCGGCAAGGTTTTCATACAGGGATGCCAGCAGCTTTTGGAGCTTTTCGTATTCCTCCAGCTTTTTGTCAAGCTGTACCTGAACTTTCTGCGCCTGCGCGGTCCGCAATGGCGCGGTATCCGTGATAGATGCCAGCTCGCTCATATCCACCACTTCCCGGATATGCTGCCGCAGGCTGTCCAGCACGATGCCCTCCAGCGCGTCCTCCCTGATCCGATGGGGCTTGCAGGTCTTGTCCTGAAAATTGGCGGAGCATACGTAGTACACATACTTTTTGCCGCCGGAGGATATGGTCTTCCGCACCATGCCGGCCCCGCAGTCGCCGCAGTAGACCATACCGCTGAACGGATGCACCGCTTCCGCCTTGGGGCCGCGCCGGGTGTCCAGCTTCAGGACCTTCTGTACGCTGTCAAAGTCGGTCTGGCTGATGATGGCCTCATGGCTGTCTTTCACAACGGCCCACTCGCTCTCGTCTTTGATCACACGCTTATGGACCTTGTAGCTGGGCGTAGTTGCCTTACCCTGTACAAGAGTACCGGTATAGACGGGGTTTTTCAGGACACGGAGCACCGATGCCGCCGTCCACAGCGCCTGTGGATTGGTCTTAAACGGTGTGGTGAAGTTCATGCCCAGGGAACGCTTGTATTCCATGGGCGAGAGTACGCCCAGCTTGTTCAGCGCCTGGGCGATGTCGTGGG